CTGCCCCGCTGGCCCAACGGCTGGCGGGGCTTTTTGCTATGGCGCGCCGGCCTGCGAAAGCGCGCGGCCAGTTCGTTCATCGCGGCATCACTTCGCCGCCTTCATGGCGCGGATGGTGGCGGCCAAATCGACTGTCTCATGCCAAGCCGTGTTGATCTTGAAGCGGTTAGGATGGTCGCCTTGCGCGTTCGACATGTCGTTCAGAGTAACGGCGCGCTTGTCGCAAACAGCCGCCGCTTCCTCCAGCACGTCGGCCCGGAGCGCATAGCCTGCGGCGAGGATGGCGCGGGCTATTGGGGCGGCGTCGATGCTAAACATGGTCGAGGAAGCGTGATCGCTATGATTTGTGATGACGAATTCGGTGTTTCCGTCCAGAGCGACGGCGAGCACAATCTCCGCCAGCGCCGCGACCTGTGCTTCGGCGGTCACCGTTTCACCCCCATGGTAGCGCCGCAAAACGCCCAAATCATAATCCGCGCCATGTTTGTGCCGCTCGTTTCGCGCTCGTTCTCGACGCGATTGAGTGTGGCCGCCGATACGCCGATGATCTTCGCCGCTTCTCTGGTGCCGTAGCGGTTCGCTTCTCGCCACGCTTTGATGAGTGCGCCGATCCGCATTCACTTCACCTCCCTGATCTCGACGCGCACGACGCGCCAGCCATCGCTGTAGGCCTGCTTCCATGTCTGCTGATAAAGTTCATTGATAAGCTTCGACCGTGAGTCCTCGCGCGTCGTCATTGTGCGTTCTCCGTAATGCTCTGTCGGCGGGTGCTTCGGGCGGACCAGCGCATGTCTGCCTCAAAACGGAAGGTCGCCGGCCAGCATGCGGTCGAGGCGCTCGATTTCGGCGATGATGAGCGCGCCGGCCCGCACGAGGTCGTGGCGGCGGTCCTTCGGCTTCCACCAGTCGCGGCTCCACGGCCAGCTCAGCGGCGCGCCGTCGCGGCGGGGATCGGTGCGGTCGGCAAGGGCCGCCTCATGGGCATAGCATGCCGCGGCCTGGGCAAGCTCTCCTTCGGCATGGGCGTCGTCGTGCTCGGGCGTCCATCCCTCGACGGAGATCTGCCGCGCGCGCTCGCGGACGACATCGGCGATCGCGTCCGACCTCGGCATGGCCAGCAGCGCCTCGACCGTCGCGATCTGCTCCCGAAACTGCTTCCCGGCTTTCGAGCGACCCATCGCGCGCGCGGCGTCCGCGAGCCGGGGATGCATCCGCCCGAGCGTGGCCGTGATGGCCGTCAGCCTGATCTCCGCCTCCCGGCGGCGCTCGACCTCCGCATTGTTGGCGGCCAGCAACTCGCCGACGCGGGCATCGTGGGCGTCGGCGAGCGCGGCACGCTCGCGGAGGTCTTTGTCGTCAGCCATCGGTCTTTCCTCCGTTGAGCGAGGCGCGGGCTTTGCGGAGAGCTCCTAGTTGAACCTCGATGATGAGGTCGTCAGGGTAGCGAAGCTCAAAGTCAGTGTCGCCAAAGTATTTGCGTGGCGGTATTCCATCATAGCCGTTGGCTGGTGCGACAAGGACAGTCAGCGCCCCCCGCAGCCTCTCGACCTCGGCCCGGAGCGCGTCTCGCTCGTAAATCGCCTGCTCAACGTGTTTTAGTTGGAGCAGCAGAACATCGCGCTCGACGACTGCGCGCTCGGCAGTGGTGAGAAGGGCAGAGAAGTTCTCAGACAGCCAGTCAAGAAGCATATCCGTGCCGAGAGGCAACGCGATGTTCGTGAACAGTCTCCGCCCCTCCTCGATCTGCTCCGGCGTCAGCGTGTCGTCCATCGCGCTCTCCTTGTCGCCCCAGCGGATGCGTTGGCGTTTCGGTTTCGATGTCTCGGTCATTCCTCACTCCGCTGGTTGAGCCGCCGTCACGGCGTCGAACGCTTCGATGATCGCCGCCGCCTTCGGGTCGTTCTCGTTGTAGTAGGCCGTCACGGCGCGATCCTGCCGACGATGGCCCAGCGGTCGTCTAGCGCCGCGTCGGGGAGCGGGGCCGTCATGCTGCATCCCCGGTTACGCGCGCGCGCGTCTCGCCGACGATCTCGTTGAGCGTTTCCCAGGTCGAGGCGTCAGACGATTTCAGCTTGGCGAGCGCCTTGCCGTTCGCGCCCAGCCATTCGCCGAACTCGTCTTCGGTCTTGATCTCGCGCAGCGCCTTGACCTGCTGGTTCGCCCATTGCTCCGGCGTCATCTTCGGCTTCGTCGCCGCGTCAGATTCGCCGGACGCTTCCGGGGGCAGAGGCTTCACGGTGAACGGCTTCCGGTTCGCGCGCGTCGCGGTAAGCGCCATCGTCATGGCGTTGTCGATGTCAGACATATGCGAAATCCTGATGCCGCCGACCGCGAGGCCGCCGAACTGCACCTTGTCGTCGCGGTAGAGCGTCATCCGGCGGCCGACATAGGCGTTGCCGTCGCCGCCCCAGACATGAACCATGACGCGGCGCATCGACTTGCAGGGCTTGTAGGGCTTCCCGCCGTCTCCTTCGTAGTGGATGGCGACAGGCTGGTCGGGTTCGCCGCACAGCGAGACGCGCGCCACCTTGATCGTCAGCGTGCGGCCGATCAGATCGTCGGCGTTGAGCTGGTCACTTTTCGGAGCGATGGTGGACATGATGTCGGTCATACGCTGATCTCCAGGTCGTAGCGGCGTTCGGTCGGGATGAGGCGATAGACGGGCGAGTTGGCGATGGCGTCGAACTCGGCGCGGCGCTTCTCGATGCGGGCCTCGAATGCCGCCGCCGCTTCAATGATCGCGGATTGAATGTCGTGGTCAGGAAAGACGCGGATCGTCGCCATCGGCAGGCCCGCGCTGTAGCTGATGAAGTCGATCCACTGGCGTTCGGAAACGAGAAGCCCGGTCTGCAATTGCAGCATGAACTCGTCAGGGGCCCGTCCCGACACGACGTTGGTCAGGATCGTCTCGACCTGGAACTTATGGGCGCGGCCCTTGATCTCGATCAGCCCATCATCGCCGACCAGCCCATCCGGCGAGTAGCCGAGCGTGAAGCCCCACTTGTCGTTGGTGATGAACCCGCAGTCCTTCAGCGGCGCGTATGACTTCGCATAGGCGACGCGGGCGTCCTTCTCGTCTTCGTATCCCCGCAGCATGTCGCCGCCGATATAGGACGGTTCGGTGTAGCCGGTGATCCGCTGCGATAGCAGCGAGTAGAGGTGGGCGCGTTCCTTGTCGTTGCTGGCGATCTTGAGCGTCGGCGTCAGGATCAGCTTGACCTCGCTCGCGGTGATCAGGCCGCAGCGCAGTTTCAGCCATTCGTCGCTGCCCTGCACGACCTCGGGGTGATAGGTGATCGTCACGATCCCACCTCGTCCATCATTTGGTCGAACGCCTGCCGGTTGCCGAAATCGTCGGTGTCCTGATCCCAGGCGATGATCGCGGCGAGCGGGATGCAGTCGTTGATGGCGTCCTGCACCATGTCGGCGAGGCCGATCATTTCAGCGGTCCCGATCCGGCGGGCATCGTCTGAGATGGCGTGAAGCGCGGCGAAGATCGCGCGATACGGTTTCGCGGCGGCCTCGAAACGCGCCGTCTCAGAAGCGGTGATCGGGTCCGGCGCGTCATCGCAGACCGGCGGCTCGCTGTCCGGCGCTCCGCGATAGGCGTAGTTGTCAGGATACGGCATCTGTCGCCCCCATCATCTCGGCGCGGATGCGGTAGTTCGCGGCGACCTGGTAGTGCCGCGTCGCCTCGTGGTAGAGGCCGCGCGCCATTTCCTCGTGGCCGACCTCATCGCGGAACCTCGCCCGCGCCAGAAGCTCGGCCGGCGTCTCGGGGATCGTGTTACTTGTCATCAAGCGCCTCCCTCGCGTCGCACGTTGCGCTCCAGTCGCGAGGTGCCATGTCGTCGCGGGCAATCCAGTTGTAGGTTAGCTGGGACAGCTGCCGCTTCACATACGCCGCCCACTGTGGCATCGGCTCGATCTTCGGACGCCAGGTGCAATGCCCAAGTTTGTTGGGGTGCAGAGCCCCGCTTTTTGTCCGCTGCCACTCCGCGAACCGGCATCCGATGCAGGGTGATTTGACGAGTGCGGTCATTTTTCCTCACAAAAAACGCCACAATCGAACTGCATCGTCTTGAGCGGCCTGCCTACTGCATCGGCAGGTAGTTCATCTAGAAACACACGGTCGCCCTTGTGGCGCGCCAACCTAACACCTAGGCGACGCGACTGCTCCGCGCGTTCGGTGAATACCTCAGGGTGTTGATGGCGGACGAGATTCCAGTAGGTTGGCGATGTCGCCTTGACACACCCTATGCAGTTAGCGTTGGGATAACCCTGTGCGTAAATACGTGGCAGCTTGACACCTTCGCGCCTAAGTATATCGAAACAGTCTTTCTTTGTAATCCCTGCGTCGATCAGCACCGGCAACGTATTTTCACGCTCACCTAGGACGAACCGCGCATGACGATCTTTCTCATCAGCCGTGAAGCCTAGAACATGCCAATCCACTTTATGTAACTTCTCGTAAGCTTGGCGTGCGCCTTTCTTTAGCTCCCCTGTGCATGGCGCTCCGTGCGTGAATGACATGGCTCGTTTATGCTCCCATACAGCCACAGCACTGGCAGTCGGCCACTTTGGGTTGGTGAACCACTCGATATAATGACCCAGCCACTCTGCAACGTCTGCCCCGAAGCGACGGTTGTCTTCGTCTTCCTCCACAACAGGGTGGTTGACGATACGCACTTCGCACATATTGCCATAGCGCCGTAGCGTCTCACGCGCTGCTACCGCCGACGCAGCGCCGCAACTAAACCAAACGACAATCGTATCGCCAGGGTTCGGGCTCATACATGTCTTCAAGATACGTGTCATGCCGCCGTTTCCGGCAACTTTTCCTCCGGCTCCGCGAACCGGCAGCCGACGCAGGGCGATTTGACGAGCGTGGTCATTTCGACGCCCCACGCTCGGCGATCTCAATCCACCGACGCAGAGCCTCGCGGGCGAGGGCCGTGTCTTCGGAGGAAAGCATTTTGTTGGAATAACCTGACCAGAAATTATATCCCTGCGAGGTGCTCGCCCATCTGAACGCGCAATACGCCACCGGCGGATTGACCAGAGCCTTTCTGGCGGCATCCAGCGCGGCGACGGCTGCGCGGTCTGTCATTCCTGCGAGGTTCACGAGGCGCTCCAGCGCGCTCTCGCGGGTGATCGCCCCGGCCCGGTAGCTGGCGACCGTCGCGCGCACGAACGCGGCATCTGCGGGCGGCAGGCGGTAGCGGTGGAAGCTAGGCGCCGACGGCATCAGCGGTCCCCCACCAGATCGCGGACCCGGCGCACGCTCCAGAGCGCGGCGGCGCGAAGGTTGTCCGGCGCGTCAGGCTTCAGCGCGTCCTCGGCCACGGCGAGAGCTGCGAGGACGGCGTGCTGATTGCGCAGCATCGCGGCGGCAATGTCGGCCGAGGGAAGGCGTTTCGTGAGATCTTTGAGCCGAAGCAGCGGGAGGGTTGCGTTTTCGAGGCGGACCGGGCCGAGCGTGATCAGGGCGTCGCGCATCAGGCGGCATCCTTCTTGGCGCGAGCCGGTGGCGTATCGCTCAACCACGCGATGACGATCCGCTTTTGCTCGGCATAGGCGGCAGCGGCGGCACGGGCGGCACGGGAGGCAGCATAGGCGGCGGCATCGGCGGCGACGGCGGCGGTGGCGGCACGGGCGGCATAGGCGGCGGCACGGGCGGCGGCATAGGCGGCGGCATAGGCGGCGGCATCGGCGGCATAGGCGGCGGAAGAGGCGGCGGAAGAGGCGGCGGTATAGACGGCGTCGGCGGCGGCATAGGCGGCGGCACGGGAGGCATCGGCGGCACGGGCGGCGGCGTCGGCGGCAGTGCCGCCGCCATCAGCGATCTGGCGGACAACTTCAATCGCCTCGCGCGGGCGGGCATCGTTCGGCGCGTGCTTCTCGAAGATCGGCAGAGCCTGCTCGGCTATATCCGCCACAGCATGTAGCAGACGGCGACGCAAACCGGCGTCCCGGCGTTCAATCGCGACGCGGAAGCCGATCCACAGCACGTCGCCGACATCCAGGCCCGCCGCGAACGCATCCTCGGCCGTCGCGGGCCATGCCTTGATCGCGGCGGTCACGGCATCGAGCCGACTGTGACACGGGTTCGCCGCTGTCAGGTCTTCCATGGTGATTGAGTAGGGCATGGCGTCGGTCATTTTACAGTCCCTCCTTCTTGGCGCGAGCCGGTGGCGTATCGCTCAACCACGCGATGACGATCCGCTTTTGCTCGGCATAGGCGGCAGCGGCGGCACGGGCGGCACGGGAGGCAGCATAGGCGGCGGCATCGGCGGCGACGGCGGCGGTGGCGGCACGGGCGGCATAGGCGGCGGCACGGGCGGCGGCATAGGCGGCGGCATAGGCGGCGGCATCGGCGGCATAGGCGGCGGAAGAGGCGGCGGAAGAGGCGGCGGTATAGACGGCGTCGGCGGCGGCATAGGCGGCGGCACGGGAGGCATCGGCGGCACGGGCGGCGGCGTCGGCGGCAGTGCCGCCGCCATCAGCGATCTGGCGGACAACTTCAATCGCCTCGCGCGGGCGGGCATCGTTCGGCGCGTGCTTCTCGAAGATCGGCAGAGCCTGCTCGGCTATATCCGCCACAGCATGTAGCAGACGGCGACGCAAACCGGCGTCCCGGCGTTCAATCGCGACGCGGAAGCCGATCCACAGCACGTCGCCGACATCCAGGCCCGCCGCGAACGCATCCTCGGCCGTCGCGGGCCATGCCTTGATCGCGGCGGTCACGGCATCGAGCCGACTGTGACACGGGTTCGCCGCTGTCAGGTCTTCCAGGGTTATTGAGTAGGTCATGGCGTCGGTCATTTTACAGCCCATCCTGCTTGGCGCGGTCGTCGATGAAATCGAGGATCGCCAGCGTCTCGGTGGAGATCGCCGGGCTGCGGTCCTGACGCGTCGCCGACGTATTCGTTGCGCTCGTTGAGATCGGCTTTAGTGATAATGAGATCGGGCATCGGGCGCTCCATCGGTTGATGCGTTATTCGTCGCGCATATCTCCCGCCATGTCAATGCCGCGCGCATAAAATATTTCCGCCAGCCCGTATTGACGCGGCTTATTCTTCGTGCATATCGTCGCGCATGTCAAAACGCATCAAACGCCTCCGCGTCAGGCTCGGCAACATCACACAGGCCGAGCTTGCCCGCATGATCCGCGTAAACCAGGCGACAATCTCGCGTCTGGAAAATGGCGCGCCGCTGGCCGGGCCGATCCTGACCGCCGTCGAGGCGCTGGAACGTGAAGCCGCGAGGGTAGACGCATGACCGCCTTTCTCGCCTGGACGGGCGGGCTGTTCCTCGCCGCGCTGGCGATCTCCGGAGCCGGGATGGTCGCGCTCTGGCTGTCCGGCGCGACCCGCCCGAGCCGCGATGACGATGACGACTGGACGGGGGGCTGACCATGGCCCGCATCGACCCCGAACGCGCCGCCGAACTCTACCGCGAGCACCGCAGCATCAACCGCGTGGCCGCGATGATGGGCGCAACGGGCGAGGGCGTCAGGCAGTGTTTGATCCGGCACGGCGTTTCGGTCCAGACGCGAGAGGCGGCGCTGAAGGCGCTCAACGCCGACCCCGAGTTCAAGGCGCGGCACGCCGATCGGATGAAGGCGCTCAACGCCGATCCCGAGTTCAAGGCGCGGAACGCCGAGCGGATGAAGGCGCTGCACGCCGACCCCGAGTTCAAGGCGAAGATCAGCAAGCTTTCCGCTGCCCGGATGAAGGCGCTCAACGCCGATCCCGAGTTCAAGGCGCGGAACGCCGAGCGGATGAAGGCGCTGCACGCCGACCCCGAGTTCAAGGCGAAGATCAGCAAGCTTTCCGCTGCCCGGATGAAGGCGCTCAACGCCGATCCCGAGTTCAAGGCGCGGAACGCCGAGCGGATGAAGGCGCTGCACGCCGACCCCGAGTTCAGGGCGGCGGCCTCTGCCCGGATGAAGGCGCTTCACGCCGACCCCGAGTTCAGGGCGGCGGCCTCTGCCCGGATGAAGGCGCTTCACGCCGACCCCGAGTTCAGGGCGCGGAAGATCGCAGTAATCGAACGGCGCTGTTTCGGCTTCGCGGTCCCGTCTTGGGTGCCAGCCGATCTCCGCGACACCTACATTGCTATCGGGCGCGCGGTCGGCGAGAAGGCCGCTGCGTCTCATGTCCGCCGCCTCAAGCGCGAGGCCGCGCTGTGACCGAAACATGAACCGCGCCGGACTGGCCCATCATCCAGAAACTGGCCCGGCGCGCCCCTGCCTGCCTACCATCGCCATCATCCTCCGGCGACGCACCACTGGCGGGCAGGGGACCAATACGGCGCGAGGGGCGTCGGACAGCGGGGTGGCGATGGGCGTCGCCTCCCGCAGGTTGCGCCGGAGCCTCCGGCCGGCGAAGCGCGCCAGCGTGCATCCCCTCACCAATTCGGGCCTCGCCCGTCACAGCGCCCATGAGGGCAGTCCGTGCAAACGACTGGCGGGGGCGGCCGTCCTGGCGACAGGCCGTGCCGTCCCCGCCTTTTTTCAGAGGAACGCCGCATGATCGACGCCCGCGAGCGCGCGATTTTCGAGCGCATCAAGACCGTCCTGACCGAGATCGGGACGCTTCAGGACGACCTCGCGGAACTGAAGCTGGAGGCGGAGAAGGCGGCGGGCCTGACCAAGGAACGCATCGGCGATCTGGTCGCCGTCGCCCGCCGTCAGGTCATGGACGCCGCGGCGCGCGAAAAGAAGGAAGCCGCCGAGCGCCGCAGGGCAGAACTCGACGGGCAGCTTTCCCTCGCCCTCGACGCCAAGCCCCGTCACGCGCCGCCGCTGGCGCCCGGCAAGGTCTGGTCGCAGCAGCATGAGGGCCACTACGCCGAGACCGCCGCCATATGAAAACCGCGCGGCATAACACGCTGTCACTCGACCGCGTGCGTCGCCGCTCGCCCCTGAGCGAGGACCAGATTCACCGCGCCGTCGCCACCTATCTCGACCTCGTGCTGGCGCCGGAGGCGACCTATACGACCGTCCCCGGCGGCCATCGGACGATGACAATCGCGCCGGGATACCGCGCCGGGTTCCCCGACATCCTCATCATCGCGCGCGGGCAGGCGTTCTGCATCGAACTGAAGCGTCCAGGCAAGAAGGCCGAGGCCCATCAGCGCGCCGTGCATGAAACGCTGCGGCGCTGCGGCGTTCCGGTCGCGGTCTGCACATCGGTTGATGAAGTCGCCGGCACGCTAGACGGCTGGCGGATACCGACGAGGGGGAGGGTGACGGCATGAAGGGCGCGACGAAGAAACACAAGCTGCTTGCCGCGCTGGCCGAACGGCGCGCCAAGGAACGGGAGCGCGCCCGCATCGCGCGCGGCGGCGAGCGAAATAAGGCGCAGGCAAGGCTGGTCGCCGCGACCGCCGCGCTGCTGAAGGCCGAGGTGTCGAAATGAGTTTAGCCGAGTATCACGAGTTAATCGCCCGGAAGCGGGTCACGTTTGAGCCGCGCGGGCTGGCAAATGTGCCATCGCTCAATCCTGCGATGTTTCCGCATCAGCATCACTCAACAGAGTTCGCGTTGCGCACCGGATGCGCTGCGCTCTTTCTCGATACCGGACTTGGCAAGAGCCTGTGCGCGCTCGATTGGGGGCGTGTGATCGTCGAGGAAACAAACAAGCCAGTCTTGATGCTGGCTCCGCTTGCCGTGGCAGGCCAGCATGAGCGCGAGGCAAGCAAGTTCGGCATCGACGCCAAGGCCGTGCGCGAGCCGGATGAGATCGGCGGCGCACGCGTCTACATCACGAACTATGACCGTCTAGACCGCTTTGAAGCATCGCAGTTTGGTGGCGTCATTCTGGACGAATCCTCGATCCTGAAATCGTTTACCGGCGCCACCACGCGCAAGCTGATTTCCACCTTTGCCCGCACGCCGTTCCGGCTTGCCTGCACCGCGACGCCCGCGCCGAACGACCACATGGAGCTTGGCCAGCATTCGCAGTTTCTCGGCGTCATGAACTCGAATGAAATGCTGTCGCGCTGGTTTCTGGCCGATCAAACCAACATGGGCAAATATCGCGTCAAGCGCGCGGCGGTGCGTCCATTCTGGGATTGGGTCGCATCGTGGGCGCGATGCGTCAGCAAGCCATCGGATCTCGGGTTTTCGGATGACGGTTTCGTTCTGCCGGAAATGACGATGGTTCGGCACATTGTTGAAGCCGATCGAACGATCCATTCCGGCGAAGAAAAGGATGGGCAGGCGAAGCTGTTCCGGATGCCGGAAACGAGCGCGACCAGCATCCATCGTGAAAAGCGACTGACCATTGAGGCGCGTGCCGACAAGATTGCGGCGCTGGTAGCGGCCGAGCCCAATGAACCGTGGGTTATCTGGTGCGATACCGATTACGAGGCCGATGCGCTGACAGATCGCATCCCGCACGCCGTCGAAGTGCGCGGATCTATGCGGCCTGACGTGAAGGAGGAACGCATCACGGCGTTCTCTACGGGTGCGGCGCAGATCATCATCACCAAGCCAAGCGTCGCCGGGTTCGGGCTTAACTGGCAGCACTGCGCACGCATGGCGTTTGTCGGGCTAAGTTTCAGCTACGAGAGTTTCTATCAGGCCGTGCGCCGCTGCTGGCGGTTCGGGCAGATGCGGCCCGTCAACGTCCACGTCGCTATGGCCGATACGGAAGCGGCGATTTGGGACGTAGTGAGCCGCAAGTCTGGCGACCACGACGCCATGAAGCGCGAGATGACGCAGGCGATGCGGCGGTCAATGAAAAAATCGCGTGTGTTCGAGGACTATAACCCGCAGGTCACTGCTAAACTGCCGTCATGGATCAGGGGCGCCCAATGAAAGTCATCAATCAGGTAATCGGTAATAGCTTCGCTGCATATAACGCCGATTGCGTCGAGTTCACGGCCGGACTGCCTGATAACTCGCTTGATTTTAGCGTCTACTCGCCGCCGTTTTCGTCGCTCTACATCTACTCGGAATCGTGCCGCGACATGGGGAACGTGGCTGGTGACGATGAATTTTTCGAGACATATCGGCACGTCATTCGCGAGAAGCTGCGGGCGACGCGGCCTGGGAGGCTTTCGTCAATCCATGTCAAGGATCTTGTTTACTACTCCAACGCATCTGAGAAGGGCGACCGGGGGCTGCGCGACTTCACGGGAGAGTGCATCCGCGCACACGTCGAAGAGGGATGGACGTTTCATTCGCGCGTGACGATCTGGCGGTGTCCTGTGAAGGAGATGCAGAAGTCAAAGCCGGATGGGCTTCTCTATAAGAACTTCCGCACGGACGCCGGCCGTGTCAGGGCTGGAATGCCTGAGTATCTGGTGAGCTTCAGGAAGTGGTCAGAGGATATGGTTGAGACAGCGCCGATCATTCACGATCCGTCGCAGCATCCGCTCGAAACGTGGCAAGACCTGGCGTCGCCTGTCTGGATGAACATGCGCGAAACGAACGTCCTCAACGTGAAGATCGCTCGTGATGATGAATCCGAAAAACACCTATGCCCGATGCCCCTCGACATAACGGAGCGCGCGATCCGTCTATACACGAACCCAGGCGACACGGTTTATTCGCCGTTCATGGGAATTGGGTCAGAGGGCTGGCAGTCGCTCAAGATGGGGCGGCGGTTCATCGGCACTGAGTTGAAGCCCGCCTATTTCCGCCAAGCGGTTATGAACTTGAAGCAGGCCGAGGCGGAGGGTGGCGCTGGCGACCTTTTCGCTTCTGTTGGCTGACATGACCCGTCTCCCGCCCGCCGAGGCCATCCGCCA